CATAAGTCCTCCCTCATGAGTGTGTCTGCCCATCAACGCCGCGATCAGCGGCGCACTTGACGCAGCACGCATACTTTACGTAATCACCCTGTGAATCCTCTTCCTCTTCCCAAATCGGGGTAGAAGCATCTCCATCTACGCACCAAGCGCAATACCCTTCCTCCTTGCCCCATACTGGTTCTGGTGTGAGTTTATTTTTCAGCGCACCCCTGACTGCATCAACTGCCTTCTTATCTCCGCCGATAACTACAAAGAGATCATCAAAGTCGCTGCTCACTTGACCACCTGATAGACCTTTCCCGCGATCTTCGCTTCGACAATCGCGTCTGTTGGGATTGACTTATACATAGCCGAGCGTGGCTCCCAGACGATCATGAGGTTCATTGACTCAGGATCATACGCCCGTGCTCCACCCTTGAGGTGCTTCTTTACACCCAAGCGGCAGGTCATCGTGCGCTTCTCGCCCGTGCTGCGCTTGGTGAAAACGATGGTGAAGAATCTCCCCATCGACTTCTTGATCTTCTCAAGCAAGGCCTCGGTGCTGACGCGGTTGTCGTGCTGATCCTCGTCGGGGCAGCGCGGCGTTGCGTCGGCTGGGTAATAGGCTGCGGCCTCAAACATCTTGCCGCAGTTGTGGCATCGGTACTCTGTTGTGAGCTTCATAGTTTCCCCTCCTCTCGTGCGGCCTCAACACCGATCTCCTCGTGTGTCGAGATAGCCGCATCTGCTGCTGCTTCTTCCACGCACTTACCGACGTGGAAGTTTCCCCAATCTAGCGGTGAGTACGGCTCTCGAATATCAATCGGAGCACCGCACCAATCGCAGGTAAGCTGGTCAGTCATGCGTGCGCCTTCTCTTTGTGGTTCTCGCTGAATAGATCCCGGGATCCTACTTGCACATCAGCCTCTCGCTCAACGTTATAGACATACAGCTCCACGTCAGCAGTCTCATCCAACGCGGCGATATCCCGCACTAGTTTCATTGCCCAATCTTTCTCAAAGATTTCCCAGGCAACGCTATAGCTCCGAGCCTCAACGATGATCCCAGAACCGAAGCGGCCCACCTGATACCGCTCCTTGTTGGCGGGATCATAGCCAAGATCACGCAGCACCGCCTCAATGCTTGTCTCAATAGCGCCGCGTGTGCTATAGCCCACATCGACGCTGATATATACCTCTGCCGATGCGCTCATGAGATTGCACCCCCTACTGCTACGCCCGCGAAGAACACGGCCAGCGCCGCGCAGATGATTGACACCCGGCGCCATAATCGCCGTCGATCCTGCCATGCTTGATAGTCCTGAGCTGCCGCGTAGATCATCTGCCGACGGAGCTCCTTGCCTGTCTGCGTCATGTTATTCCCCCTTCTTCTTTGGCGCGTAATGATTACGGGCTACGCCGTCAATCGTGTCAATCGCGTGCCATACGATGACTGCCAAACCTAGCGTTGCTAGCCCGGCAACGATGGCTTCCTGTAGGCTGAGGCTAAACCAGAGCCACGCCAGACCCCCTGCTACGGCGATCCCGTAGGCAATAATCGATTCCTTGTTCATGATATTCCCCTCTCTTACTATGTTGGCAAGCGCCAACTGCATTACCTTAGAATACCCCCCATAGATTTGTCAATACCCCCTGCGTACACCTCCTAACTCTGTGATCTCGACATACATGATGCCACGCGAGAGCGGAACCCCAAGGGCGACCCAGAGATGCGGACTCAAATCTATGACCCGGCTCGCGCTATTCCAGGGCTTCCGCAAGGCCTTCCACGCGCCGTGGCAATAGTCGCGCACGACGGCGATGACACAAGTTGTGCCACCGCGTACACACACCCGCACCCGGTACGGCTTGGCGTAGTAGGTAAACGTACCGACGGCGGCATAGAGCACAAGCTCGCCGCCGCGCCCGCCCTGCTCAACGCTCTTGTAGGGCGTGCAGGTATCGGTACGGCCATACACCGACACCCCTCGCGGGCATCGTGCGCCGTACCACGTAGCAACGCCAGACATAGGTACGCCGTGCGGCGTACGGGGCGGCTCCTCAGCCCCCCGCACGCCGTCGACATAGCCCAACATGATGCACGCAACGATGAGGGCGGCCATACCATATGCCGCCCACACCGCCCGGCTATGCACGCGCCGCCTCAAACCCCTGGCGGTACGCTTGCACCATCGTACAAAGCTCGCGCTTAGTCTTCGCCGTGTATCCAGGAATTAGGCGACGCACGCCGCCATGCTCATTGACCTGCACAAAGAGCGCCTGAGCGCCCGTGCTATCGATTGCCCTCAACTGGTACGATCCTACGCCTCCGGCTACGGGAGCTCCCGCCGCCCTGCATAACCCAATGAGGGCGCTTCGCACGTCGTTTTCCGTGTATCGGTATGCCATAATTATTTACCCTCCTTGCAGTCTTTATGATGACCCTCTTCATGCTCTAGACATCCGGGAGCGAAGCCGCACGCCCCGCACACAATCGAATGGCACGCCGCCGTGCCGCACGTCTCGCACGCCATGCATGCATCAAGCGGCATACCGCAACGCCGTAGCCCTTCAGCTACCTCTTCGCCCTCCATAAGGAGCGGCGTAGCCCCCTCCATCCAGGCGGGATCGTATTTATCCTCTACGCAACGCGCACACTCTACCCATCCCCGGGCGTAGCTCGTTTCGTAGTAGGAGCGCCCTGCTTCCCTAGTGTTTGCTTGCATGGTTTCCCTCCTTCTATCCCAGCGGGATTTTCCCGCCGTACTACCTGAAGCGTAGCTCTTCGAGCTCATAGTCTGCGGTAATGTGCCGCATGATTTGGTAGAGCTCAACGGCTAGCGCAAGATCCCCCCGGGCCTCCGCCTCGTGCATCGCCTCCATATACGGCGCGGCTAGCTCCCGCGCCGTGCGGAGCGTTGCGATATCATCCGCCAGACTCATGCTAGCCCCCTGGCACGTGCCGCCGCCCTAAATAGGCGCACGGCTTCGCGCTTAGTGTGGCCGTAATACGCCCTCTCTACGCGGTATCCGGCAACGATGGCGGCGATACGCCAGGCGCCGTAGGTGTCGCGCCATGTTGTGAGTGTTAGAGCCTCTCGCATTGTGTGCCTCCTTCGATTGTGGCGGGGATTCTCCCCGCCCTACGCCGTACCCTACGCCCTACCGGGCAGGGTGTCAATAGGGGGGCGGGCTAACCCGCGCCCGCCCCCCGTAGCCGTGCCGCCCCCTAATAGGCGGGCGCCGTGTCGAGCGTGTAGGCGTAGCCGTAGCCAAGCGCCCCCGCCGATACGATAGCCGGGGCGTAGGCCTCGCCCTCTCGTCTCATGCTATGGAGCAGGGCAAGCGCCGCCGCCGTGTGCGCCTCGTACTGGTTGAGCTCGTACGGGTACGATATCGCAACGCGGGGGCGCTTCCCCGCCCCGGCTAGGCGTGCGACAATCCGCGCCCCGCGTGTATTTGTCGCCCCGTAGTACTTCGTAAGGATTACGGCGTGCGTACCTCCCGCCGCCGTGGCGGTAGCCTTTACCTGCTCCGCATCGATTGTGTAGCTCCTAGCCATAATCTGGCCCCCTTTCATACTATCGGGGCGGGATTGTCCCGCCCTCTCTGATTCTACCCCTAGCACGATAGCCCCGCCGCCCGGTTGCAGGGGATGAGCAGCAGGGCAATAGCCCCGCCGATAATCCCCGCCCAGGCTAGGCGGTAGAGCATACGGGCGCGGCGCTCCCGCGCCCTATGCTCCGCGATTGTGCGCAACGATTCCAAGCGCCTCATTCTTTCTCTCCTTCCAGGGTACTACACCAAGCGCCCAAGCGGGCGGCTAGTTCATCTATGCTCTCGCCTCCATCGTTCGAATAGCGCCAGCTCTGCGCCGCCATATCTCCCGCCCGGCTTAGGGCGGTAATGCAGGGGGCGGCTACCTCTAGAGAGATAACCTCCGCCATAACCTCCGCCATATCTTCGCGCAGATTCTCAACCCGCGAGAGGATACGTTCGGCACGGCGTAGAGACTTGAGCGCCGCCGAATCTTGGCGGCTCATGATTGGCCCCGCGCATCGTGCAGCGCCTCTAAGGTTATATCAATGCGCCGAATGGTTGCCCGCGTTTCCTTCGCCATAGTTCGGGCGTATGGCTCCATAAGCAGATACGCCTCCACTAGTTCGGTACGCGCCGCCTCCAATCGATTGCCAACCTGGGCGGCATAGATGGCGCTATGCGCCAGATACTCTGCCTCTTTCCTTATTGCGTCCTTGTTCCGGTTATTCATGATCGCCCCCCCTTATTGCAACGGCACGTGGCGCAATGGGCGTCCCCCCTAGGGCGCCTCTCTACGTCCCCCCTCGCAAACTCGTTGCAGGTGTCGCAGTTTCCCGCCACATCCTGCGTTGCGTAATGGGCGGCGAGATCCTCGCCGCTAAGATCCGCGCTCAAGGCGTCCCATACATAGAGGGCGTTGTGAGCGGCGCAGAGTGTCTGCTTGGGGATGCTCCCCCCGTACTCCCGTACTAGGTAGGTAACCTCTCCCGCTTCGCCGTGCGAAGGGTAGCCCATCTCTAGTTGTGCGCTGACACTATCCCCCCGCCCCTCATGCGAGCGGAGAGTCTGGCGGGCTAGTTTCGAATAGGCGAACAACTCCGCGCATTCGCCACATAGCCCGTTGCGATCCGTAGCCGGGTCAGAGGAGTAGTACCCCCCGTCGCAACGGTTGCAGATGAATTCCCTCTCTGTTCCCATAATCGATTGCCCTCCTAGAGCTCGTGGCGGGGATAGCCCCCGCCTACCCAGAGACTAGCCTACTCCTAGGCAATGCGCAATGGGGTAGAAGGTTAAGATTTCGCAACCATCCAAACCGAACGGGTGTACTATTCGAATAGGGGTCTAGGAGCCACGGAGAGAGGCGATCCGGGCGGGGGGAATATCAACACACCCGAAAGGTGGGAGAAACGAGCTCCGTGGATCCTAGGGGCATATGCGGCCATATGGGTATTCTGGCTCTATTCGAATGCTACCCGGCTAGGCGGGGGCGATGGGCGGGGGGCTAGGGGCTAGCGCCCAGGGTAGCCCCTCAACGGGCGGCGGGTATCGGCTACGGGCTAGGGGGTAACGCCCCCTCTCCACTCCCCTCCCCCCTCGACAAGGCCGCTTGTCCTGCTCGACAAGGGCGCTTGTCGTAGGTTGGCACGATTTATGCCGCCCCCCTCCCCCCGTAGCAAGTCTGGCGGGCGGGGCGTGCGGGGTAGGAATACCCAACCCCGCAATGAACACCCCTTCTGATAAGGCCACCCCCCTTTTGAGAAGGGTTTCACCCCAATCTGTTAACGAAACCCTGTTAAGTTGTGCTCAACAGCCTCCCTCATAAAGGTTAAGACATCTTAATGATGTTATTTTTGACATAAACCCCCCGTTTTTCTGGTTATATGGGGGAGACACAGAGGGGGCAACGAACTCACCCTCCGTAAGAACGGTCTCTCACTCAATAGAGTTCGCTCTGGCCGCTAGGCCAGATTAAGAATGGGGAAACCCAAGGAGTTTTGAAATGGCAACACCAAAGAAGGCAATGCCGAAGCCAAAGACAGGTCGCGGCTCAATCTACAAGGGAACGGACAAGACGACGAATAAGAAGGATCGAGTACGTAATTCTAGCCAAAATGTAGTGTACGCCAATGGAAGCACGAAGAGGCTAGTCACCGCCTCGCAGCAGGGCAAACCAGTTGTAAAAGCGGAACAGAACGCTTATGTCATTTCTCAAAAAAAGGGAAACACCATTGAAACCCGCCTAAATTCTAACGATCCGTATGTTGACCCGCGCGGTGGGTACATTGACCGATTCCCTCGCGCCGAAATGAAGACAACTACCTTCGGAGCGGGCGGGCGAAGGGAGTCAATTGTTCGAAAGTCGGGACAGAATCAATCCCCTGGCTTTGTTGTGAGCGAGACCCAACTCAACCGTGGCTCAGGAACCCGCAAGACGGGCGCAAAGAAGAAGGCCTACTAATAGTTACAACGCCACCGATTCAGAGGGGGTCGAATGTCCAAGGCAATCGCACACTACGTCAATCGCTGCAAGGACATCCTCGGGTTGGGGCATTGGACCATCACGGTAGGAGCTGGTTCTCCGCCTGACGATTCCTGGGCTGATGTAGAAGTCAGCACGAACCTGTATAACGCTACCATCCGCTTCTCTCCAGATCTCTGGAAGCAGAAGAAGGACGAGATCCGACGGGTGGTAGCGCACGAACTGATCCACCTGCACCAGGCAGGGGTGGAGCGTCTCGTTGAGGCGTTGGAGGCGTCGCTGGGATCGGCGGCCCATAGCATCCTCAGCCATATGTGGGATGTTGAAACGGAGCGAGCGGCTGACTCGCTTTCCGTACCTCTCGCTCGGCTGCTGCCGATGCCGAGCATAGGAGAAGACTAATGCCATTGAAGAAGGGTTCGTCACAGAAGACGATCTCCGCGAACATTCGCATGGAGATGCATAAGGGTCATCCGCAGAAGCAGGCAATTGCGATGGCGCTCTCTGCTGCTGGGAAGTCCAAGAAGGGCAAGGTCGTCGTTAAGGGTGGTGTTGCTAAGGACCAGAAGGGTATGAGCAAGACTGCCCAGAAGCGTCACGAGAAGGCAGAGCCACGACGCAAGAAGGTCATGGAGACCAAGCGATACGGGGCGTCCTAATGCCAGCCAAGCCAGGTCTCTACGCCAACATCAACGCAAAGCAGAAGCGGATCGCCGCTGGTTCTGGCGAGAAGATGCGGAAGTCAGGCAGCAAAGGCGCCCCTAGCGCCAAGGACTTCAGGGACTCCGCCAAGACAGCAAAGAAGAAGAAGTAACCCTTGTCTAAGTTCACCTCAACCAGGGTCATCAACAGCCGCTGGAGAAACAATGATTTCGTTGGCCAAGCTGGTTCTACCCATACGTTTCCAGATTCGTTCCATGAGGAGTTCCTCGTGGACTGGGCGTTGCAGATCTCCGACGGTTCGATTGTCATTACGGAAACCCCGACGACGGGGAACATCCAGGTCTCTACCCTTACTGTTGGGGATATCACCCTCACTGGAACTGCGACTGGAAACTTTGGTGGAGGATCAGGGACGTATGTAAGTAAAACTGGCGATACCATGAGTGGCCAGTTGTATGTCTCTTCAGCAACCACCACAAGCACCGTTGGCTTTGGCGAAATCATTTTTGCTAAGAATACCTCGTATGGATCCATTGCAGTAAATGCACCAGGCGACAATCTCCACATTCGATCTAAGAATGCAGTTGAGGTTATATCGCAAACTGGACCAACCCCAGTAAGTCTACGGGCAAAATCTATTGGAGTAAACTCCAGCACCACATCTCCAACGCTTGTAGACAATGGCATCACGTTTGGTGATGATGTCAACCTCTACCGATCAGGAGCAAATGCCCTAAAGACCGATGATGCCCTTGAGGTTGTCGGAGCACTCACCAATGGTGGAACCTCAGTCAGTTTATCAACGCACACCCATGCTGGTATTGGCGTATCAAGCGTTAGCGGAACTTTGCCAATTACCACAAGCGGAACAACTGCTGTTACTGTTGCAATTAACCAAGGATCAACCACGGCAGTCGGAGTGTTGCAACTCACTGATTCAGTTAGCAGCACTAGCACAACAACAGCGGCTACACCAAACAGCGTCAAAACCACCTATGACATTGCCACGGCAGGGTGGGAGGCGTACACCTTTGGTACGGCTGGCATCGTCGCAACGCATCCACGATTCGTGCTTACAACAAATCGCGCACCTACCACTGGGCAAATCAATCACAGCAAAATCATTCCGCACAAGGACTTTACCGTGAGCAACATTGCCTTTGTGTCGGCTGGCACAGGAACAGGCACTCCAACACTTATCCGCTTTGGCATCTACACGCGCAGTGGTACGACCTTCACACTCGTTGCTCGTACCGCATCAGACACAACGATCTTCAGCGTATCCGCAACTAAATACACTCGTGCGCTAGACACAACAGGTGGCTACCCTGCAACCTACACGATGACAAGGGGTACTGAATACTTCATCTCGGTCATTCAGGTCGCCACCACGCCTGCGGCGATGATTGCTGCAACGCTACGCGAGACTGGATCATTGGCGGCAACAGGCGCGCAGCTTTACACACAAAATACCCAAGCAGATCTCGTGGCTTCGTCAACTGGCACAGCAAGCGCAACTGTCGGCGGCGTGTATGCGGAGGTTTCCTAATGCCAGTCATCACTGAGCCAGCCTACCTAGACGAGCAGACTGGTATGCTCACCGAGATCGTCCGAGACGCAGAGACTGGCGAGATCATCGGCAAGAATGAGCGGATGCCTGAGGATGTCCCAGAGTGACTGATCTGGCTCCAGTCTTAACTGGTTGCCACGTTTGTCGCAGCCCTTTGGTTGAGGCGATCAACAAGAAGATGCGCGACGGAATGTCCGATGTGCAGCTTTCCAAGTGGCTTGCGGACGCTGGACACTACATCTCCCGCATCACCCTTGGCAAGCATAAGCGCGACCACCTCACCGAAGACCACGAACACAAGCGCATCTCTGCCATCAACCACCTTCGCAAGCAAAAGAAGACCATTAAGGCAACGGGCGACCTAGCAATGCTGGTACGGGACTACGTACATAGTGCAGTGCAGGACGGGGATTTGACCCCAACGCTGGCAGAAGGCCTTCGCGCACAGGAAATGATTGACCGACGCCAAGAGAAAGGCGCTGATCGAGAGGTTGCACTGCAACTTGCAGGCATCTTGGGCGGCGGTGCTACTTACCAGATCATTGAAGCAACAGAAATCAAGCCATTAGGGGTCGGAGAATCGGAGTTATGATTGCGTTCCGCAGCCTTATTGGGACTTCTACTTACAGTAAGCTTTGTTCTCCCAAGAATTGCACGTGCAAACCAGCAAGAAGTCTGGTGCGGAGACTGGAATCCCTACACGGGAGAGTTTCAGATGTGGGGGCCACTCTGGTGGGAGGACCAGCCGTGGGAAAACCTATGGAGCGAACTCTGTTTACCAAATCGACCGTGGGATCCGATTCCGTGGGAACCGAACCCAACGCCGAGCGCGAGTGTGGAGCCTAGCCTTGAGCCGACACCAGAGCCTACACCCAGCCCGACGCCTGAGCCGACGCCAGAGCCAACACCAGAGCCGACTCCGACTCCGACTGAAGAGCCGACTCCAAGCCCAACGCCAACTCCGACTGAAACTCCGCAGCCTACGCCAAGCCCTAAGCCGAGCGTAGCCCCAACACCAACGGCACCTCCGCCAACGCCAACGGAGCCACCGCCATCACCAACTGAACCGCCACCAACTCCAACAGAGCCGCCACCGACACCAACGGAGCCACCACCATCGCCCGTGGCTCCGCCTCCTGATCCAGTAGCGGCAGTCGCGGAAGCAGTTGCGGCGATCTCGGAAAGCATTGGCGAAGCGGTCGAAGCAGTCACCAACCTAGGAAAAGATCTCTCGGTCGAGGAGAAGAAGCAGGCTCAACCAGTTGCGGTGGCAATCATCGTGAGTCAGGTAGCCCAAGCAGCAGCGGCTGCGGTTGCAGCCTCCAACACAGGGAGAAATAAGAAGTGATTACAAAAATTATTAACGATCTAGTCGGTGGGTCTTGGACGATCCTTGGACTTCTCTTTGCAGTCGTGGTGCTGCCAGAAGGGGCAACACGAGACACAATGGCATCAATCTTCACGGGGTTGACACTAGTATGGTTCCTGACGGGACCACTACGCTGGAAGGATTAACAAATGCAGTATCGGGTCAAGTCGCAACTCTACTCAGACGCTGAGGCAAAGCAGAAGGGCGCCAAGCAGGTGCTCGATGACTGCACATGGTCATCGTGTGCCGCCGCAGTCTCGTGGGCTTCTGGCTACACGGTGGACTACACTGCTGCCCAAGGCGTTGCCGCGTTTGAGAAGGCGACTGGCCGCAAGGATAAGCAGGGCGTCAGCGATGCTGGCGGTTCACTACCCGAAGCGGTCAAGACCATTGCAGTCCTTGGCGGCAAGGCACGCTACGCAAAGTCGTGGGCTGATGCCGTAGCCGCCGCAAAGGGCGGAGCCGCGCTGATGGTATGGGTGCAGCAGCCGCTCGGCTACCCAGACATCCACATCAGCAAGTGGCACGATGCGTGGAAGAAGTGGTGGTGGGTCAAGCAGAAGCAGCCTACCCGAACCTACGGGCATATGACTAGCGCCGCGTGGTGCGAAGATCACGGTTGGCAGTGGTCATGCCCTACCCGCGACGAAAAGGCCGCCACCGAAAAGTACGGCGTGCTAGTTACCGAAGAGCAGCTCAAGCAGATCGCCAACAGCAAGGTCAAGGCTGGCAAGGTTGCCGCCGATTATAAGTGCCTGCTGATCGTGACGCACCCAGGTAAGGTAGCCGCCCCAGTTGCAACTCCAGCGGTCGCGCAGGTGGCTCCCGCAATCAACGTAGAGGCACTTAGGAAGCTCGTAGAGGCTCCAAAAGTAACATCTGGTATAAAGACACCATCCCAGTTGGATGTTGCGGTAAAAGCCCTAGAGAACGTCAATTGGGCATCAATCGGAGCAAAGGGTCTAGCTCTGGCAGGAAGCGCGGCTGAGGCCGCCAAGAAGGAGGAGACCACCGTGGGTAAGATTGGCGCATGGTTTAAGTACATCGCAGCAAACAGCAAAATTGACGAGATGATTCTTGACGCGGTTCGGACATTCCTGACCGTCAGCATCTCGGTTGCCCTTGGATTGGGCATTCCGCTCCTAGACATCAACGGGGGAGACTTCCGTCTGGTGCTATCCGCTGGACTCGCCTCGGCGCTCCAGGTTATCGTGAAGGCGCTTGACCCAAGCTCCACGGACTACGGCTTCCAGAAGAAGAAGTAATGTCCGACAAGTGGGTCTATGTTGGTGGGACATTTGATCTCTTCCACTCTGGACACATCAATTTCCTCAGCAAGTGCGCTGAGTACGGCAAGGTAATCGTTGCCCTCAACACAGACCAGTTTGCTGCTCGGTATAAGCGGCGACCAATCCTCTCTCTTGCAGAACGCTACGATGCGCTGGATGCGTGTCGATTTGTGGACAAGGTTGTTGTCAACATCGGCAACGAAGACAGTTGGGTCACCATTGACGCAATGCCGCGTGATTGCAAGATCAAGTTTATTGCGCATGGTGACGATTGGACTGGCGATAGCCTTCTTAACCAACTCAACATTAGCCAGCACTGGCTAGACATCAAAGACATCTCAATGCTGTACATTCCATATACCGCTGGTATTTCTACTAGCGACATTATAGGGAGAATCAATGGCGAGCATCACCGTCGTGGTAACTGCTCATGCGGACTCGGAGAACCTTGTTCGTATGCTGGAGCTACTGGGGAAGCAAATCCAGAAGCCCGATGAGATCATTGCCCTCTGCTCTGAGATTGATCTTGAGGGCGTTTGGCAACGGTTTCCGTGGGTCAGGTTTTACGAAGAGCCAAACCTCAACGACTGGGGTCACGACAAGAGGGCCAAGGGGCTTGACCTGGCGACATCTGAATACACCGCGTGGTTCAACCACGACGACTCCTACGACCAGACCTTCATCCAAGAGATGATGGAATCTGCATCGGGTGGCGCGGATGTGATATACTGCGGTTGGAGTAGGAATCACACTCCATCCTTTGCCCTTGGGCAATCCACCTCTGGCAATTACATTGCCAAGACAACCTATGCTCGTCAGGCTGGCTACCAAGACCGCCACTACGAAGCAGATGGAACCTTCATCAATCGACTAGCCAACCTTGGCGGTAAGATTGAGTTTATTCCCAAAGTCCTATATTTCCATAATGAGGTGAAGTAATGCCAAAGAGTGCCGCATGGCAACGCAAAGAGGGAAAGAGCGCATCTGGTGGCCTGAACGCCAAGGGACGCGCCTCCTATAAGGCGCAAACTGGCGGCACACTTAAGGCTCCAGTCAAGAGCGGAGATAATCCGCGACGAGCCTCTTTCCTCGCCCGTATGGGCGGTATGCCTGGTCCTGAGCGCGACGAGAAAGGTCGACCGACGCGCTTGCTCCTTAGCCTTCAGGCTTGGGGCGCCAGCAGCAAGACGGATGCCCGTGCAAAGGCAGCCGCGATCAGCAAGCGCAACAAGGCTTGAAGCAACTAGCCAATGAAGTTGCGGTCGATCTGGCTCGTGGTCGCTCTGACATCGAGTTCTTTGCTCGCAGGTGGCTTGGCATTGAAGGGAATCCAGGGCAGGTTGCATGGTGGAAGTCCTGCTCCGAGCGTGACGAATCTGGGTACCGACCGAAATACATCACAACCGTCGTATCCGCTGGCAACCGTGCGGGTAAAACGATGGCAATGGCGGTGGTCTGTTTCCACCACGCCTTGTACAAACTGGGACTTCCAAACCCGAAATATGGTGATTCCAAGTCCCATCTTGAGTGGCTGGACTCCCCCTACGAATGGTTCCACATTGGTATCCAGCAGGAGACCGCAGAGCTAGTCTTCCGAGAGATTGAGACCATCCTCACTGGCCAGCACCCCGCCCAAAAAGGTCGTGGTTGCCCAATGGTCACAGAACTTGGTAAGATTGTAGAGACCACCAAGAAGTATCGCGGTGAGTATCCGTGGATCAAGTTCAACCCCATCGTTGGTGGGGCAAGCATCCACTTCCGCACCACGCAGGATCGAGCGAAGGCTCTCCTTGGTAAGGATATGAACGGCATCTCGTTTGACGAAGCGGCGTTTGAGCCGCACTTGCTGATGATCTACCAAGAGGTGCTGAACCTACGACGACTCTCCACTGGCGGACCACTCCACTTCATTGGAACGCCGACCGAGGGGTTCAACGAATACGCTGATCTGTGGGAGAAGGGAAACCCCGACAACCCAGAGCGCGACTCCAAGTTCATCTCGTTCCGATTATCCACACGGGCTAACATCGGCTACGGATTGACCCAAGAGAACTTTGATGATGTTGTTCGCCAGCAGGCTGAGTACCTCATCCCCCAGAACATTGACGGATTCTTCATTGAGGCACGAGACGCATTCTTCTGGTCTCAATCCATTCAGGCAGTATTCAAATCAGGAGTCGAAGAGTTAGGCCCGACACGTCACCATAAGTATGTCCAGGGTGTAGACCCAGGGATTTCACATGACGCAACGTGGGCGATTACACTCGACATTACTGACAGAAAACTCCTTCGCGGCACGCGGATTAGAAAGCGTGGCGGCAAGCAGAGCATCTCTGCCGTCGTGAACATGGTCCGCGAAGGACATCTCCTCTACCAACAGGACGGTGCGTACTGCACCACAATCGTTGATTCCACAGGACTTGGTGGACGACTATTTCAACAGGAGTTCAGCATCATCCGTCCGCTCCGAGGGTTTGACTTCGGTGGCACTAAGGCGAAGAAGGTGGAACTCCTTAACGACTTGAAGGCGGTTCTAGACAAAGGACAAATCGAACTGCCAACTGGCGGTGCGTGGGATGAGATGCGCAGGCAACTCCTTACCTACAAATTAGACGATAAGAAGCTGGAGCAAGATGCAGTGATGGCACTGGCCATTGCTGTGCGACACGCTTTGCGAAACCCAGAGAAGCCCGTGAACGATCCAGTGTTCACATATTTTGGAGTGAGTGACTGATGGCCGACAAGGTACGAAAGATCCCCGCAGCGTTCAAAGGAACGCGGGCGATTCCAGCGCAGTACACGACTGACCCTGATATTGCCACGCCTGAGCAGATTGCATCCATTGGCACTGCCAATGCCAAGGCACGAAATATTGCCAAGGGTAATAACGCTACTGCCCCAGCATCCACTGCTGCTCCAATTAGAACAAACCTTACTGGTGGTCAAGCAAACCTTCCACAGGCTAAGGGAACGCCAATTAGCACAACTCCTGCTGGCCTTACTGCGACAAGCAAGGCAAGCGTTGACGCTGGTGCTGCATTCGATGCTGGTCTCAAGGGTGCTGCTGGTAGCGAGAACGAAGGACTCTTTAGCAAGCCAAACCAGAATCCTCTTCCAACAGATGCTGCGCCAAAGAAGAGCCGAGTTGTTGATGCGCTTAACCGACTTCGAGCAGCATCAGAATACTTCAATGGCAGCAATGTAAGCGGAGGCGCAGGGAAGCCAGCGCGACAGACGCCAAATAGGACAGCCACCCGTGGATCCATTTCCACTTCGCCGTCTAAGGTCAATGTCTCTGGCGGTCCTGGAGCACCTGCTACCCAAGCCCCAAATAGCCCACTAACGCGAGCGCGCATCAAGGAATTGCTTAATACGCCAAGGGCGGAAAGCACTGGTGGGCAAATTGCTACGGCGCCAGAGGCAATAAACGCAACAAGCAAGGCTCCAGTAGTTCGCACAATCAAGCCAAACTTTGAAAAGCTTGCTCTTGGCGAGCAGGCCTCCCTGAAGATGTCGGAGACCTCACTTAGCGGTCAGGGGATTGACCCAAGCAAGGATGAGTCGCATCTCTTGCTTCAGGAAATCCTTGGTCGCAAGCAGTTGGTTGAGCCAGAGCAGAACCGACTCCGCTCGCTCTTCCGACGCATGGACAATCTTTACCATCCAGAGACGATGACACTTGGCGGTGCCGATCACTGGGCAGATGACCCAAGCGCACGGCTTGCTGGCCGAGCACACGTCTCGGTCAACATCCACCACGCCTATGTGCAGATCCCAGCCTCCATCCAGGCTGTTCGACCAGTCATCAACTACGTTCCAACTGGCTCAACATCGGAAGACCGATCAGCCGCGCAGATGCGTGAGCAGCTCTACTTCCGTTGGTGGGACGCCAATGAGATGGACCTGCTCCATGAGCACGCTGCCCTCCTCAAGGAACTCTACGGCCACACCGCAGCAAAGGTCTATTGGGATCCAGTCGCGGAACTTCCAAAGGTCACCGTCATTGAGCGACCAGAGAACCTCTACCTTGGGTTCGGTGATAGCGACTTCAATCGCCTAGACTGGGCGCTCTACTGCTACGGTATGTCACCGCAGTCAGTCCAGGAGGACTACGGCGTGGACGTTATCCCTGTCAAGCAGGGAGACAAGTATTTCCCCTACACCACCCGTGGCACACACGACGACCCAATTGGCAACGTGTGGTCCAACACCTTTGAGCGCAATCCGCTCCGCCGCGAGACTGCCTACGAGCAGATGCAGGTTGAGGTATACGACTACTGGTACAAGGTGCCAACCAAGCCAGGTAAGGCTCCGCTGGTCTACAATGCCATCTTTGTTGGCAACTCGCTGGTAAAGAACGACTCGCACCCTGAGTATCAGGGAATGATCCCGTATGTCCACCTACCTAACGGAAAAATCCCCGGTAGCCCATACGGTAAGCCAGCACTCTACGATGCCGAGCAGTTGCTCCGCGAAAAGGACGAGCGAGTCACCGCTATGGCGCAGATGATTCAGTCCATCGTTGGTGGGCAGATGTGGCAGCTCGTTGGGCCAGAGGCTCCTGATGAGGTACCGCCAAACGCGCTACCAAAGCCAGGTCGCGTCGCAACCCCTGGGCCTGGCAACGAACTCCGTGCCATCCAGCCGTTTATCCCATCGTTCCAGATTGAGCAGTACATTGCTCGTATCGACCGAGAACTTGCTGTGGCAACTGGCTTGAACGACCTGCTTCTTGGTCTCGCGCCCGCGCAGGTGCTTGGTTCGTCACGAGCCATCGCCGCGTTGATTGCCAACTACGAAGCACGCCTTGCCCCGAAGCGCAAGGTGTTCTACCAGTGGATGCGACAGGTCTGGGAGATGTGCGCACGTATCTGGGAAATCAAGAACCCAGCCGTTGCAGAGATCATTGGCGGCGAATACCGCATTGATGTCGTTGCCCCAGAACTGACACCACGAGACACGCTGGAACTTGCCAGCACCGCGATCAACCTAGTCCAGAACCGACTGTGGAGCGCCGAGCGTGCCATGGATCGAGTGGGCGTGGAAGATCCGATTGGTGAGAAGGACCTCATCCGCGATGAGCAGACTGATGCCACGCTGAACCCTGCGTCCGTCGCAACGATGGCACAGGTCATGCAGCAGATGCAGCAGATGCAGATGCAGGGACAGGCCCAAGTTCAGGAGCAGGCGATGATTACCCAGCAGCAGGCTGCCAATGCGCAGCGCACGATGCAGCAGGGTGTTCCTGGAAGCCAGTCCCTAAACCAGCCAGAGAATCAGGCGCAGTTGCCGCCAGAGGCTCTGCCAGCAAACGCCGCAGCGCCAGGGGAAGAGAACCTTCTCCCAGCGCCGACTGGCACCAATGAGGTACCTGCATAATGGCACGACGGGGACGCTTTACCAGCCCGAATTCGGGCGGACAGAACCTTACCGCGCTCATTACCGCTCTTCTTCGTGAGAAGAACTCCGCAGAGGAGCAGGCGCTGCTCAATGCCTATCGAACTGGAACTGCCTACAACGGCGCGGTGCCGACTGCAAATGACATTCAGGCGTTCTATGACGAGTGGGCAAGGAGTGCTGGGTATTCCCCTGGAACTCTAGAGTACCAGGCCATTGTTCAAAAGAAGTCTGAGCTAAACAACTACGACATCAAGAAGCAATACAATAGTTTGATTACCGACTTCAATAACGGTAACGGAGCAAACTACGACGAGATTGTAAACTTCCTAGAAACTAGGGCAAGCCAATCAAGCGACCCACAAGATCTTGAAACGTATATAAGTGCAATGAGCGACATCAATAAGTCGTACATTGGATACCAGGGTGAGGCGCTTGGTCGAGGCGAGATCACTGCCAGTGATTATCGAACACTTGCTGCCGAGATCATTGCGCAAATGGACCCAGCAGATCCAAAGCGTTACGAAACCATTGTTAATGCCTACACCTACGAGTGGAACGCCGAGAAGACCAAGTGGGACAACCGACTGCTTGCTGGAACCATTAACGCTAGCCAATATGCTAACTGGGCAAGCGGCTTCCAAAACGCGCTCCTTGCGGCTGGAGTCAAGAAGGACAGCGTGCTGTATACAACCGTTGTTGCTGCTAAGGCAACGGCGAACAATGGTGGTGGCGTTGGTTCTGGGTCAGTTGTAGGTGAAAGAATTAGCACCACACTTAGCGAGATTGACGCTGTTGTTGATGTCGCCCTATCGCTTAACCCAGCTACAAAGCCACGCTCAGTTTCAGAAATTCTTGACAGTGGTAAGGATAGCCTTGGGGCCATCACAGACGACCCAGCACTTATCCTTATGCTTGGTCAGGCTTTGGATGAAAACCCAAATGCGTTCCCAACGCTTTCCGCTCTTGGAATTACCGATAGTTCCAGTCTAAATGTTTACTTTAACGATAGGCTTACTAGCGGGTATGCGGACGCATATCTGCTTGCATCAAATGGCGGAGTAAACAACACACAGGCATGGTACAACTCAAACGTTGCTGCTGGAGCACTAAGTGAAGTTGCTAAGTTTGACTTCCAAAGCACTCAGTGGCTTAAGGATATTGCAGGCGCCAATGGTAATGTTGCAACGATTCAGGCACTCAACGGTGAGTGGACAAAGTATCTTTCTGGCGAGGATTCAAAGTACGGAAAACTTGATGCCGCAAGGCTTGGGGATTTCCTCTCACTAGCGCAGAACGAGTATGACGCAATGACTGGACAGTCAGATGGATCATTGCCAACATTGAGCGGAACAGTCAATGCAAACATCCCGCTTGACTTTACAACGGTTCAGGAAAATACCAACAACATTATCGCAATGACATCTGGAAATGGATTCCAGCAGTGGAACCCAAAGAGCCAGGAGTTTGAGTTTGTTTCTGGTCGACCTGCTGGGCGAACGGCGACTGGTAGTTACCAGTTTGTTGAGTTTGCAAGAGTTAACGGTCAGATTATTTCCTACGTAACTTCCGTTCAAGGCGTCAAAGTATCGGATAAAGATGGTGTTCAGATCGGATGGGTTTACGACCCACAGAATGGATCTGCTCCAATTATTTCAAATCTTAAGGGGCAACTTATTGAGACGCCAGAGGCTGGCTTAAATGGAAACACTACCTCTGGATTTGTTCTGCCAGATGGTGCAACTTTTAATCAGGGAGACGGTTCAATCCCGCTTTACAGCACGGTTGGCCTTGCAACCCAAACGCCAGTAACGTTTGGCGCTAACAGCAGAAACGAGCTTGCCCTCATTCGATCTGGTATTGCTCAAACGGAGTCAACTATTTCCCCAGACGATCTGCGTACCGCATCTGGTCTCATTGCCAATGTTCTACCTGCCCTTGGGGGTAATGCTCTTGATGGCGCAAACATTGCAACTGACATTCTTGCTGACGCAGACGCAATTCAGATTCAGCAGATTAGCGAAAGCCCAGCCGCAACCACCCCAGAGGGACGAGCAGAGATTGCTCGGCTTGCTGGAAATAGCGACCTAGAGAAGGCGTGGCTGTTTATTGCTGCCAATGCAGACAAGTTGGAAATCGTTAACGGTGGATACCGATGGAAGGCTGGAACGGCAGAAGCCAATCAGCCACGATCTGACGCTCTGGGTCAAGGTGCCGCAGCCGCTGCTGCAGGATTTATTGGCGGTGGATTTACTGGAATCGGCGCAATCCCAGCAGCCGTTGGTCTTGGAATTGCAGGATTTGCACAAGGGCTTATTAATGGGGAGCAAAGCCCACTAGACACGATTAGTGATATCAATAGAACAATCCTCAACCAAGATCCATCTATGGAGCAGCAGCGGTTGCAGTTCTATTACACAACTCCTTCCCTCACCCCAAATGCTGGTAATCAAACTCCAGCCATTGGTGATCGTTTCTTTAGGAAGCTTAATGAGCCAGTAGTTTCAGACAATACTGGGGTTCGACCAGGTATTCCAGATCTTTCAGTTGATATTCCAAAGCCAGCAATTCCAGCACCAGTGGTTCCGTCGGTTAGCCCGATGACCCAGAAGTATGAGTCTGCTGCGTTTAAGGCAACTCTACCACCTGCTCCAATTCTGCCACCTGAACGACGGGGTGGTAGGTAATGGGCGGAGTCCTTGGGCCAAAGAATGGTTCGTCTGGCGGTGGATCAGCTCCTGCCCAGAACAGTCCATTCTTTAAGCAGAACACCCAGAAGACCGTCACCTCCGCTGGTAAGATTGCGGTAAGCATTGCCGACCCATCGGGAACAATCAAAAGTTCTATTGGCAATACCAACAATGCCATCATCGGTCTTGGCAAGGGACTTGTCTCTATCGTTGAGAATCTACCAATCCTTGGCGGTATCACCAAGCCAGTAATCGGAGCCGTTGGCACCATTGCTGACGCAACAATTGGAACTGGGGTTCGGGCGCTAGAGGGTGTCCAAATTGACGTTGGTGGAAAGAAGAACCTTGCAGAGGTTGCGGGGATTCCCCTGGACATCGTTGGCGCAGCACTTGAAGGTGGGCTAACTGTCCTTGGTGCTCCAGTTCGATTCGTTGGAGAACAGGTTGCCAGCGCAAGAATCCGAGAGACCCAAAGCGGCAAAAGAAGTTTTGCAACAACAATCTTTGGCGACGCTCCGCAGGCGGCTATCAATTCAATCAAGGCTGGTGGTTCCATTGAGGATGCCGCTCGGCAGCTTGTTAAGGACGGCAAGGGTTTTTCTGAAAACGGGGCGATGAACTTCATTTACGAGATGCTCCTTGACCCAGCAAACATCATTCTGCCTGGAGTCGGAAAGTTTGCCTCTATTGGTAAGGAGGCAATGCTTCTCAACAGGATGGGCGAATCAAAGTTGCTTGGACTTGCGGAAAGTGCGGCTAAGGCAGGCAATAAGGAAATCGCCGCTGGCTACCGTGCTCAGGCTGAATTCCTACAGAAGTGGGACTGGGCTGGCGGAATCTACAAGGCAACTCTTGGGCAGATTAATGGATCTGCAAGAAGGCTAACCTCAAACATTGTTAAAGAAGTTGCAACTGGTGCGCTTCAGGCGTATCGCCCACGGGTCATTGACGGATTCCTGAATGATATCACCGCCATTGGTGGTCGAGAGTTGGCAAATAGGGGTCTGACTAACCACGCTGCAACCTTTATGAATGCAGTAAAGTCTGGTGCAGTTCGCGCAAAGACCGCCATCATTGGATCTGTTTCCCGTGACTTTTCGGATAACGTCATTAGTGACATTATCCGACTAACCGCAGAGGGAAAGACCAAGGCGCAGATCCTAGCCACCGCTGCTGGTCGAGAGGGCGACAACCTTGGCAAGATCCTTATTGACCTAAATGTTCCAACAAAAGTCGTGGATGACCTGTTTGCCAATATCGCCGATAATCTAAAGCGAAAGGTTCGCGGTGACGAACTGCGTCGCAAGTTGATTGACCAGAGAGATCAGGTGCAGACATTCGTTGCCAACGCTCAGGTTCGCAGGCAGAAGGATCTCATTACCAGAGTATCCCAATACAAGGTAGAACTTGACGCTCGCCTTGCAACCGAAGACGGCATCCGCGTTATTTCCGAAGCAAAGCTTGACCGAGTTCCAGCAGCAAGCAACCCAGAAGTTGGCATCAAAGAGTTGACGCAGGACCTTGCCGCTGGATTTGGTATGAAGGAAGCGGACGCTGCTAATCTAGCGCGATCTCTCTTTGCCAAGCATCAGGGTGACGTTGCGGCCCTTACGGATGTCCTTGCATTTGCCAGAAGCGCCAACCTTGGACAAGCGATGCGAGAACTTGGAAGCCTGCGAAACCTTCTTAAGGGTAAGGTTCTTCGTGTTGGCAACAAGGAGATTGACCTTTCCCGCATTACCATTACATCAACGCGAAGCATCACCCAGACCGACACCAAGAGAATCCTTGCTCGTATCAAGGAACTAAAAGCAATTGTGCGATCCAAGGGTAGCGGCGTTGCTGCTGCCAAGAAGGAACTGGACGAAATCTCAGATGCACTTGTTTCCAACTACGACGAGTTTGGTGTCTTTGCTGGATCAGGCGGAACGCATACACGAGATAGCGTCTTTGAGTATCTTGAGAAGATCAAGGACCGAACGGTCCGAGAGGTAAGCACCAACGAACGGAACGCCATCGTTGCGGCAGCAGCCAAAGACCAGAGCTTTGCTCAAATCAAAAACGTTGAAGAGCGCCTACTTGCAATGGGGTATCGTCTTGGAATTGCCCCAGAGGATGGATTGGTTACCGTCAAGTCTCTTGTAACCGACCACCATGGTCGAGAGAAGATGGCAGAAGTTCTCACTCCGTTCTCAGACATGATTGACAATGTAGACACTAACCTCAAGGGAACTGGTGCGTTTGACCAAGCCATTGCCAACGAAACCCTGCGCCCATCAAAGCTGGGAAGAATCTGGAGTTCCCTTACTAGGGAGTACGGATCAGAGATTACCAAAAACAACATTGTTGAGCGATTTGTCACTGGCATGGTGTCAAAAACTGGCATCTCTGTGAACGCTTCCCGAAGGATCATGTCTCGCGTCACATCGTTGGCTGCCGAGAAAGGCATCCAGCCAAAGGCTCTTTTCCTTGATAAAATTGAGGTAGAGAAAATCTTTCGAGAAGAGATGGGCGATGCGTATGGTAGACTTGCCGATAGCGGAAGCAACCCAATCAAGATGATTATTGACGCCGCTGCTGGAGACATTTCTGCCGCTGGACTTACCTCTGGCTTTACTGGCAGGGTCAAGGCCATCTTCCCAGAGATCACCGTGATCACAGACCGACTCTACCCAGAAGCACGCTTCGGTCGATTGAACCCATTCTTCAACCTTGTGCTTGAGCGCACAGAAACAAACATTATGAATATCGTCCACAACGTTCGCAAGGAAGTCGCCATTGAGGGGCTTGCCGATGTCAAGGGCGCGATCCTTCGCAAGGCTCACCTTGATCCACGAAACGTTAACCGAGAGATCAACGACGGCGCAATGAATATGCGCGCACGAGCAGCGAAGAGCATGGTTGCTGCCGTTGAGGGTTCTCCATCATTTAAGGAGAGAATCGCCAGCAGAATCCTATTGCTCAAGACTGGTGGCGTTCGTGCTGCAACACAGGGGGTTGTCAGCAGGGAAGGGTTAAGGAACGTCTTCTCCATTGATAGCGTCAAGGCGGCAAAGGAACTCTCAAGAGACATTATGTCCGACCAGTTTGCTGCTCGTGAAATCCTTGACAACATTGAACGAATGGCTCCAGGGAAGCTCAGTGAACTCGCATCCCACTATGGCGTCACAAGCGCAGACCAAGTTGCCGAACGGCTTAT